ATGGCCGATGTCCATGTGAGCAGGGCGTAGGACTTGCCGTCGTGCTGGAAGCGTGGTGAGTGCATGCGTTGTCTCCGTTGGGGTGAAAGAAAGCCCGGCGGTCGCATCGCCGGGTGTGAAGGGGCATCAGTGGGGGTGCTCAGTCGACGAGGTGGTCGTTCCAGTCGTTCTCACGGGCGTCATCGATGGCGTGGCAGGTGCCGTCGAGGATCGTGGAGAGGCGGGCGGTCCGCCGTTGGGACTCGGCGGGAGAGTCGCTGGTCTTCTCGACCTCGGTGAAGGCGTTGTAGAGGGACCAGAGGTTGTCACCCTTGAGGCAGGAGTGACCGCCGGGTCCGTCCTCGCGGTTGAACTCGCGCCAGACATGGGGCAGGAGCCGACCGTTGGTGGCGCCCTTGGTGAGGGCGGTCATGCAGAGGTCGGCGGCGTTGCGACGGACCGTGAGCGGGTCGGTGCCGAGGTGGGTGTTCTTCCAGCGGTCGACCTGCTGCTCGGTCGAGTCGAAGTATCCGGGGAGCTCGGCGACCTTGTCCATGCAGATGCGGGGGAAGTCACGGAGGATGAACGCGGTGTGCTTGCGGGAGAACTTGACGATGGCGTCGTCGGCACGGAAGGCGAGGTTGTCGCAGACGAAGACGCGGGTTCCGAGCACGGCCTGTGCGGAGAACTTCTTGCGGTGCGAGTTGCGGAGACCGAGGACATGGGCGAAGTCGCCGAGGGTGGAGGTGCGGTTGAGGGTGAGGACGCCGAAGTAGTCCTCCCCGGCCTTGCCCATGAGACCGTGCTTCTGATCGACGACCTCGTACCCGTGGTAGGCGAGGGCCTCGAGCACCATCTCGAGGAAGTAGCGGTGCGAGATGGGGTAGTGCGAGTCGGTGGGGCGGGGCGTGAAGACGTTGGTGATGTCGGCGAGGGAGGCCGAGTAGCCTCCGGCGTGGAGCATGAGGTTGCTCATCGGGTCGTGTCTCCGAAGGGTTGATTGGGGAACCATATCCGCTGACCCTTGAAGCAGCCGGAGATGGCGACGGCCTCGACGAGCGCACATGGCCCGGCGAGGAGTATCTCGAAGTCGAAGTTGTCGCCCTTGTCCTCGATGACGGAGACAAGGTAGAAGTTGTCGGGCGGCATGTCGGGATCACCGAGGGATGCGACCCGCTGTGGGGTGAAGATCACGTAGTCGTTGGGGTGGAATCGTTGGTTGGGCACGGCTCTCCATTGTACACAGGGTTGCGAAGTAGTAAAGCCCTTACGGGCGACGAATGGCGAGGTGATGTGGTCCCCATTTGTTGGACCACCAGTCAGGGATGACTCGGACGATCTCGTCGTCGGCGTGGAGGATGTCGGACGAGGAGCGGGAGTTCCGACGGGGCAGGAGCAGGAAGACGGGGGCATAGCCGGTGGTGATGCCGACCCGACCGCGTCGGATGTGGGTGGTTCCGTCGGAGTAGGTGGTGCGGACCTCGATGCGTGGTCCGTTGTAGTAGGGGCGGAAGGTGGAGGCCAGGCCTGCCTCCGTGAACTTGTCTCCGTGGATTTCACGGAGCAGGCGAAGCGCACCTGGAAGGGTTAGCCAATCGGTGTTGCGGACCATCCGTCCTCGCTTTCTGTGTCGATGAACTTGTCGTGGGTTGGTTCGATGTAGTTGCCTTGGTCGTCGTTGCGGGCGATGCAGAACTCGATGGCTTGTTCCTCGGAGTCTGCCTCGACCTCGAACTCGACACGGTGCAGGAGAGTTGCCCAGCAGGAGACGCGGTAGGTGAGCCGGGGTTGGTTCATGTGGTGGTTCCGGGGTCGGGTTCGGTGACGTCGTCGAGGTTGCAGGTGGACGGGTGGTCCATCACGAAGTGGAGAGCGGCTTTTACTTTGCGGGTGAGGCGGTCGGCGTACTGATCGGGGTCGACGCCCTCGGATTCGCAGTCGTCGTCGTTGAAGTCGATGGTGATGGAGATGTGGGCGCGGTATGTGTTGTTAGTCATGGGTGATGGCGTCGAAGCAGGAGGGGCAGATGCGGGAGATCAGGAGTTCCCGCCACTCGGGCTTGAGGTTGGGGAAGGCACGCTGCATGGTCTCGCACCTGCCGAGGGCTTCGAGGCCAGCGAACCATTGGGCCTCGTCCATGTCGAACTGGACGGTGCTGTGGCAATCGCAGCAGGTGGTGGAGACGCGGACCTTGTCGATGTTGGTGGGGTGGGGTCGGAAGGTGCACATTTCGCGGATCATGGGTTGCTCGGGGTTGGGGATCAGGGATTGTCGATGGTCTCTTCGATGGTGGTGTGGACAGCCTCGAACTTGCAGTCGTAGAGGCTGTCGGCTTGGTCGTCGGTGAGGATGCGGTCGAAGACGAGGATGGTGGTCGAGCCACCGTGCTTGGACTTGAGTTGCTCGAGCATGGAGATGTATTCGTCGATGGTGGTGATCATGGGTTAGGCGGGGTGGGGGTGAAAGAGAAAGCCCCCTGCACCGAACGGCGTGGTGCAGGGGGCCGGAGACAAATGGCGGGAGGTTGTCAGTCGGCGTCGCCGAGGATCGCGTTGAACAGTTGGGCCTCGACGTGGGAGACGGGCCTGGATCTCTCGCGGATCGGAGGCTTGGGGAGGGTGGCGTCGCGGTCGGCGTTGTGGTTCTCGACGCTGCCGGGGAGGGAATCGAGGTGGATGAGCTCGAACATGTCGTCGTTGGGGGGGAGCATGCGGATTTCGTCGAGGAGGATGCGGGTCTTCAGGAAGGAGAGGACTTCATCGTCGGTGAGGTGATCGGTGCCGTTGACGAAGATGTTCCAGCGGGACAGACCGACGATGATGTCGGCGAGGGGTGCGGAGTCGGGGTCGATGCCGAGCATTTCGAGCATCTTCCAGTTGGTCGAGATGGGTGCCCGATCTCGGTCGTATCGCACGGCGGCGTCGATGCGACGCAGACGGTGGTTGGCGTCGAGGATGGAGGCGATCGCCTGTTCGCGATCGGCGATCAGGTTGGCGAAGATGAGGTTGATTTCGTTGTCGGTCTTCATGGCTGTTGTCTCCGCATGGTTGGTTGGTTGGGTGATTGCCGCACCATGCAAGCGGGTCACCCGGGGTAAAGAGAAAGCCCCCCGTCTCGGGCAGGAGACGGAGGGCCAGGGGGAAAAGATGCGGGAGTTTAGACGGTGTCGGCGGGGACGCCGTCGTACTGGTCGGGGGTCTCGGTCGATGCGGTCAGCGCGGTCGGTGCGGTCGGTGCAGCCCGAGGGTTGGGTTGGACGATCTGCGGCCGATCGTCGCCCACCTCCATGAAGGCGTACGGCCGACCGTACTTGTCGGCGAGGAGCCTCGCGATCTCCGCCGCTTGGAAGTACCAGCGGACCACGGCGACGGGGCTGATGTGCCCCAAACTGTACAGGGCGAGTTCGTCGCCCTGCATCAGTCGTTCTGGGGGGGTGTAGGTTCCGACGATGAAGCGGGTTTCCATGGTTTGTCTCTCGGCAGGATTGGTTGGATGACTGGTCGTTGACCTGCACAACGACCCGTCGTGGTGAAAGAGAAAGGCCCCGCTCCGCCGTCAAGCGGAGGGGGCCCATGGAGGAGGCTGGTTGGTTAGCGGACGGGTTCCAGTTGGAGCCACATTCCGCCCTGCATGGCCCCCAAACAGTTGTGTTCAACGATGTCGTTGAACGTGTACACATCTCGAACGACGTAGGTTTCGATCCCCTTGTAGCAGGCCTTGACCTGCTCGAGAGTGAGTTCCTTGCCCCGCAGTTCGGCGGGGACGTCGAGGTCGACCGATGTGACGCTCTCTGTGAGAGCGGCGAGGTGGAGGGGAAGTACCCCCACCACGCGGCGGTTCCGCACTTGTTCGGCGGTGGCGTGGGGGACCACCTCACCCTCGATTCCGAGTTCCTCACGGAGGAACTCGACGAGCGCTTGGTGGCGGGTCACGATCAGGATGGGTTGATTGTTCATGGTTTGTCTCTGATTGGGGGTTGGATGGGTGGTGGGCGACGTTGCCCGCCACCTTGGAACAAAAAAAAGGGGAGAGCGGTGGTGAGCCGCTCTCCCCAGTCGTTCAGAAGGAGGGCTTCGCCTTGCCGCCCTTCGTGGTCTCCGAGACCGGACGGATGACCAGTCGGTCGGGCATGCCCTTCTTGCCCTTGATGACGCGGAACTTGCACTTCGTGCCGCCCACATCAACCACGTCGTCGAGGTTGATGCCGCCCATCTCGGAGTAGGTCACGGCCTCCTTCTCGCCCTCCGGGGTGAACCGGATCTGCTCAGCAGATCCAGCGAACATCGAGAGGCTGACGATGTAGGCGTCGCCCTTCGTGTTGAGAGACACATCGACGCAGTCGTACTCGCTCTGCGAGATCGACGGGTTCTCGATGAGGGTGGTCTCGGTCTTCGGCGCGGTCTTCGTGTTCATGCTGGCCATATCGGTCTCCGTAAGAACCTAACTTCCAGCCTCACAACGAGGCCGGTCGCCTTGTCGCTTACGGAGGCTCGGACACCCCCCCTCCGGCTCGCCTAAACCCTTGTCGCAGCAGCACTTACGCGCTCCGAACGACCGATAACCAGCCGAAGGCGCGGCATAGTCGGAGGGTAGTGCCGTCCGATAACACGCGACGGCGCGACAGCCACCCCCCGTCAGCCCCCTCGGCAGCACGGCAATCGGTGGGGGAAAGACCACATTTGTCTGGGGATTTTTTCCCCAAACTGACAGGCTTCTGCAGGTCCACTGCCAGATGGGGGTCCCCGATAACCGCCCCTCACGGCCTCGGGAACCCCCTTTCTCTCTCTCTTTTCTTCCTCCTGACAGACTGACAAGAAGAATAGAAGAGATATAGGAGAGAGTATATAGAGAGATAGTTGTGGCGAAAGGTCGTCAGTCCGCTCAGCTGTCAGCCGAGATCGTCGTCATGGTCCTTCTTCAGCGAAAGACCCCCCAACACGCGCGTTCCTTCAGCACCTTTCCTGATCCTGCTGAGATCCCAGCTACTTTCGGCCACAATCTTGATGAGCAGTTGGTTGTCAGCCACGTGCATCCGCACGTTATTGGACTTGCACCAGTCCTTCCACTCCCGTCTCACGAGCTCGTTGGCCACGAACCCTGTCTTGTTCTTCACGAACCGGGCCTCGAGGAAGTAATCGAACGGGTTATTGGCCAGGTGGTACTCCTTGACCACCCGGGTCCCACCATCAGTGGGGGTGAACTTCTCGTCGTCCTTCGCGGCCTCCAGCTTGATGGCTCCCCTCAGCGCCCAGACCGCGATCCCCGGCAGCTCGCCCTTCAGCACGTCCATGAGGTTGTGCTGTTCCTTGCCCTCGAAGCTCCTCTCGAACGGCAGCACCAGCATCTTCCCGCTCAGCCCCCGGCCCTTGTTCGGCAGCTGGGGGATCTCGTTCGCCTGGACCCATGGCGCCGCCTGCACGACCACGTTCCGGACCTGCCGCTTGTACTTCGCGTTGATGGAGATCGGATCCCTTCCGAGCACGTTCTTCAGGACCCGGACCGCCACCTCTCCCTCCCTCGAGTCCAGCTCGCTGACCTCCGAGATGCACAGCACCCTCGCGAACTCCAGCCCATCCAGCCCGAAGCTGCCCGCGATCTCATCCAGGCTCGTACCGACGAACCCGGTTCCACCCAGCAGCCACCGCATCACCGTGCCGATCGTGCCCTTTCCGGCCCTGATCTTCCCGTGGAACAGCATCCACTTCGCGTACCTCCGGTGGCTCATCATCGAGTAGCCCATCCACCGCTGCAGCAGCTCCTTCCACACCTCGTCCCCACCGCTCCACTCCTCGAGGCACCGCATCCACCGTGGGCACTCCGCATCCGTGTCGAGATCCACGTCGACCACGCACGGATCGAACCACTCCGGCCCTCTCGGGACGCACACCATCGCCCCCGCATCCGCGCTGGCCTTCACGTCCACGATCACGTCCCTGAACGCGATCGAGCAGTGGGGGTCGCTCAACCTGTCCCGGTAATCCGGACACAGCCACTGCGGCACATCGGTCCCTGCCACGCGGCACAGCGCCTGCATCGCCCGCACGATCCCGGACACCTTGAACTCCGTGGGCCCGTACCGCTCGACCACGAGCCCGTCGTGATCGTCGCTCACGTACAGATCCTCGGCCCAGCGCCAAACCGCATCCTCGAGCCACTGCAGGTCCCTCTGCACCCACTTGCCGCCGTACCACTCGAACAGCCGTCCCTGCACCTCCCGCAGGCCCATCCCATCCTCGAAGCAGACCTTCAGCATCGCCCTCGCGACCTTCATCGGTTCGGTTGTCCGCAAAGGGTTTTGTTGTGTACCCAGAGTCATCCGATTATCCTTTCAACAGGAGACCTTCATGTCCCGACTCGTGAACCCGCTGCAGCTCGACCTGACCGACCCCTCGATGTTTATCGCAGACCTCGAAGCCCACAAGTATCGGCAGCGCGAGGAAGCGGCGACCAGTGGGGGTCAACCTAGGAAGCCAAAGCCACAGCAACAGGCGCCCGCCGAACCCACGGCTGGCGCTCAACCTCCGGCTGCTCCTGCTCCGACTGCTGCGACTCCTGCTGCTCCGACTCCGACTTCGACTGCTTTCGACGACTTCAAGGCTCAACGGGAAGCGGCCCTCCTCGCACACAACGAGGAGCTCAAGGCCCTGGCCGCCCAGGGGGTCCCTTCGGGGGACCTGAGCCGCAAGCGCTCCTACGAACGCTACCAGAACCGCCTCGGCCAGCTCCGGGCCCTCGAGAACCGCGCCATGCGCGAGGCCCAGCGTCCCGCCAAGCGGGCTGCCCGGATCGCCGCAGACGCCGAGCGCAAGCGACTCCTCGGGGAACGGCTTGCCGCCAGGGACGCCGCCCGTTCCGCCGAGCGCTCCGCCGCCGGAGACCGCTCGTACACCTCGGTCGAGGACATCCGCACCCGTCGTCCGCAGTCTACCCAAACTGACCAACCTGTCAACCCCTCCGAACAAGCACTTCGCGAGATGTCCCAGGTTCCGTACCGCACTCCGATCGCGGACGGATCCAACTGGCTCGACGACGCCATCCGAAAGCAGGCCGACCTGCTCCGGTCCCAGATGAAGCGCACCCCCACTGGTCAGCTCTCCGGGCTCACCGAGCTCTACGCCGAGCCCGGTAAGGTCGGGCCTCCGGCACCAGCACCCGAGCCTTCGGAACCATCGTTTGTGCCTCCGATGGGCAGGTTTCAATACGCAACCCCCGCGCCAGCTTCGGCCGCAGCTCCTGCACCGACCATGCCGCCGGAAGAACTCATTGCCTCTCTTCCTCCGGATCAGCAGAAGATGGTTCGCGACCAGCTGGCGCAGCGCAAGATGCTCGCCGAGATGGAACGCATGAGCACCTCCGGATACGGAGAGATCGCCAACCGTGGACTCGGGGAGAACCTGCTGCGTTCCGCCGACGACACCATCCGCATGCTCGAGAGCATCGGCGACATCCCCGTGGTCGGCACCGCGCTCCGCACCCTCTTCGGTCCGGCCGGAATCGCCGGAGCCCCGCTTCCGCAGGACCTTGCCCAGCGCGAGATCGAACGGGCCCGCACTCCGGAGGAACTCTCCGAGGCGCAGGCCCGTCAGTCCCGTGCCGCCATGCAGGGAGCCCTCCTCGACCTGCTCGGTGGAGCAGCCCAGGGAATACGCCCGCAGCCGAGCACGATTCCGACTCCCGCAGGCCGCCCGGTCATCGACAACCCTCAGGTCGTCGGACAGACCAAGCCACGTGCGGCTTACACCCCGGAAGGCGCAATCCGGGTGACTCCGGGACAAACTGGTCAAGTTGTAGACATGCCGCAGGTCCCCGGGCGTGGACCGTACCAGGGGGGTCTTCCCGAAGCCACTGTCCCGACGTCCGGACCGATGGGCATGAAGGTGTCCGACACGGTGCCTCCGATCAACCAGTCCCGGAGTCCCATCGGAACCGTCCGTCGTCCGTATCCCGCAACCGAGACCCTTGCGGACGGACAGGGACTTCTGCCTGGAATCCGGGCATCCGAGGCTCCGCGCGTGTCCACCCCGGATCAGTCTCCCGTGCTGTCCGAACTCGCGCAGCCTGCGAACCAGCCGCTGCTTCCCGGAATGCCTCGTCCGACCGTGACCCCGAAGGTTCCGGCGCAGATCCAGCAGGCCCGTGATCTCCAGCGTCGAGTCGCGCAGGGCCGTGCCGCCAACGCGCAGATCGCCCGCCAGCTCGAGGCGAGCCGCGCCGCCGATGCCGCGCGGTCCAGCCAGGACACGTTCCTCGACGCCCTCAATCAGATGCTGCAGGAGGCGTTGCTGCGATGAGCAAGACGCGCCGCAAGGGCATGTCGTTCAGCGTGGGCGGTGGCCTGCGGTGGGTGCACGAGTCGCGGTTCTGCGACGAGATGCAGCTCACCCCCACTGCCTTCAGGAAGCTGTGCCGGGCGCTCAACGTGCCGATGCTGCAGATCCACGGCGACTGGCTCGTCAACCTGCACATGTTCCGCATCGGCCTGTGGGCCGCCACGCGCTTCGGTCAGCCGGACTTCCTTGTGCCCGGGTGCGACAACATCCGCAAGTCCCGCAGGAACCAGACGTCGTCAACTTCGGTTTCCCGGGAGTACATCGAGCAGAATCTTCCGAAACTCATCGAAGAGGTCAACAAGGCCCGCATCATGGACGGCGTCGAGCTCGAGCAGCGCACCATCGACGAATCCCGCGACGCCGCCCGCCGCATGCTCAACCTCCTCAACCCAAGGACCTGACCCATGGCAAAGTTCGTTTCTATAGCTGCAAAGGCCTTCAAGACACTTCTTTCTAAGGCCAGAAGCAATCGAGCTGACGATCTGGCTTACACCATTGAAAAGATGGCCAAGCCTGGAAAGGAAGGTCGAGTAATCGTGCCCAAGAACAAGTTCAACAGCTTGATGCGGGCGGCAGGACCACTCACCGAAAGCCAGTACAAACTCATGGGGAAGGCTGGCTCACGCAGTCAAAATGAAGTTCGGGCTTTGAGGGGTGGTAAGGCACGAACCACAGAAGAACTTGCGGCCATCGGAAGGGTCAAGGCAGGACTTCCCGCCTATCCCGGTCGTCGTAGTAGGGGTAATCCAGACTTCAAGAGCGGGGAAGAGTACCTCCGTCAGCGGCAGAGCGAGGAGGGTTACTGACATGCCGTTCAAGTCGAAGGCGCAGCAGAAGTTCATGTTCGCGACGATGCCGAAGACCGCCAAGAAGTGGGCGGCCGAGACCAAGAGCATCAAGTCGCTCCCGAAGAAGGCGCCCAAGAAGCGGAGCAAGTGAGTTGGCCAAGTATCTTCTCATGGCAGAAAAAACTTTTACCTCCTTGTTGAACAGGGTAGGTAAAGGTCGCCTTCCTGTTTCAGGAACAAGAGAAGCGATTGGCAAAGTGAAAAAAGGTGCTCGGGTGGTGAACTTGAGGATGTCCGATCTGAAGGAGCACTTTTCAAACTTCAGGGACGACTACAGGGCTCTGTACGAAAAAACAACTGGAAATCAGGTCCCAAAGGGAAAGGTGGTCATACCAAAAGACCTGCATGACAGGATAAAGGACTTTCTATCAAAGAAAAGTTCCTTTGAAAAACGTGCAGCCGCTATGACAGAGCTTGATCGTGCTTTGGTGACGGCAAGTAAGAAACCAGGTGGAAGACCTCCACCTCAGTTGGGGGAGAAGCACGCTAGAACCTTTCAAAATCCAGGCTTTATGCCAACCTACAAAGGCTCTAGAAGACTCCCCCCAAAAAGCGAAGTGAACAAGGCAAGAGAAATCGTTCAATCAGAACAGAGAGCGTGGGAAGAACTCCTTGCTCTCAGTGGGGAGAAAGCAAGGTTGCTGACTCCCGAACAGCGAGATCTGATTGATTATGACGAAGGGTCTAGAAGCCGTCTTCCATCTCTAGAAGAACTGGTTCGTCCGACCCCCTACAAACAACGCTACCGATTGAAAGGTTAGTGATGGCGGCGAAGAAGAAGCGCTTCAACTTCAAGGCGGTCCACAAGAATCCCGAGGGCGGGCTCAGCGAGGCCGGACGGCAGGCGTACAACCGCGCCACCGGAGGCAACCTGAAGAGGCCGCAGCCCGAGGGTGGCAAGAGGCGCAACAGCTTCTGCGCCCGGATGAAGGGGATGAAGAAGCGCCTCACCAGCGCGAAGACCGCGAACGATCCGAACTCCCGCATCAACAAGAGCCTCCGGGCCTGGAACTGCTGACATGCCGAACATCCATGGACGCTACGACCGACTGAAGGCGCACGAGGAGGCGAACACGCCTGCTTCGGATCCGCTGAAGCCCACGCCCGCCAAGAAGCGCAAGTCGGCCAAGAAGAAGATGGCCGACATCAGGAAGAGAATGAAGTGAGCGAGGTCCGCCGCACCAACCCCGAGCGCTGGAAGGCGATCGTCTCCAGGTTCAAGGCGTCCTCCAAGGGCGGCGCCCCGGGCCAGTGGTCCGCCCGCAAGGCCCAGCTGGCGACCCAGGCCTACCAGTCCAGTGGGGGTGGCTACGTCGGACCCAAGAGCTCCGACAACAGCCTCTCGAAGTGGACGAGGCAGGACTGGACCACGAAGTCGGGCAAGCCCTCGACACAGGGTCCGAAGGCGACGGGCGAGCGGTACCTGCCGAGGAAGGCGATCGAGTCGATGTCGTCCGGGGAGTACGCCCGCACGAGCGCGGCCAAGCGGGCCGGACGCGCACAGGGAAGGCAGTTCGTGAAGCAGCCCGAGGACATCGCCCGCAAGACCAGGAAGTTCAGGAGCTGACCGATGGCGAAGCAACCCATGCCACCATCTGCTATGCTTGGTAAGCCCTCCCGCAAGTCCAAGTACTCCAAGGCCGACGAGGCCGAGATGGAGGACGAGGACGAGATGGAGGACGAAGGCTGTGGATGCGGCCACGGCGACGACGAAGGTGTCGTCATCAAGATCTCCCTGCTGCTGCCCGACATGCTGCAGCCGAAGTCGCGATAGGAGCGATCATGCCCAAGGTCAACGGAAAGCGATTCCCCTACACCATCAAGGGGAAGGCGGCCGCGAAGAGCGCCGCGAAGAAGATGGCCGCAATCAAGACCGTCAACAAGACGGGAGGTAAGGTCTAATGGCTGCAAAGAAGAAGACGACGTCCTCCAAGATCAAGGCCGTGAACACGAAGCGCGGCGCCAAGATGAGCGCGGTCCGGGCCTTCGGCTCGAAGATGCGAGCTTCTGGCTCCATCGCTCCTGGTGGCGGTGGCAAGGGCGGCGACTGAACCACGAGGAACACGATGGACCCCGATCCCCGAATGCTGGAGGCGATCAACGCCGCAGGCCTTGGCGACCCGGCATCGGGGACGGGGGTCCAGTTCCATCGTCCTCGCCGCGAGTTCCCGGTACCCCAACGCCCGTACCCCTTCCAGGGGGAGCTGCTGCAGCATCTCCGGCAGCTTTCGCCACGTGGGCGACAGGGCTTCGAGATGCTGGACGAGGCGCTGAAGGGCGTCATCGAGCGCAACGACTACACCGAGAGATTCGAGGTGAGCCGGGCCCCGATCGGGCACGTCATCGACCCGTTCATGACGGTGCAGCTGGAGCGTGACCTTCCGTTCGAGATGTCGACGGTGGCTCCGTTCTTCGGCGACAAGGCCACGAACGACGAGTTCCAGAGGCGACTTCGACCATACCTGGTCAAGGGCGGGAAGTATCCGGCGACCAGGGAGCAGATACGTCCCGTCGCCCACATCCTGAAGGAACTCAGTCTCAACCAGCCGTTCCAGGTGCTGCTGCGCCAGGGCCTCGCCGAAGGACCAAGACGCGGGGCTCCGCTGATGCGCGATGCGTTCGTCGCGTCGTTGATCCTCGAGTCCATGGCGACGCAGGCCGATGCGCCCATGCCCGAGACCGCCGACCTCAAGAAACCCGGCGTGGTCCACGGTGTGCGGAGTCCGGCCAAGTGGTCCGCCGACGTCTCGCCCACGCAGCGCAGCCTGGGCCGCAGCAACCGGATCTACGACCTCATGGCGGAGCTGGCGATCCTGGAAGGCAAGGGCGCCAGCGCCGGAGGCCCATTGCTTGCGGACACGTTCACGATGTTCGAGGAGCGCATTGGCCCGAGCGTCGGTCTCCGGAAGCAGCGCAGCATCCAGGCGCCTCCACTGATCCCGTATGCGGGGGCGGAGTTCCCGCTCGTGGCGGACATCGAGAGACGCGGCATCAAGGACATCGGCGCGGAACGCGGCTACAAGATGCGTGGAAGCGCGTCGAAGGAGTTCAGGGCGTTGACGCCGGAAGAGGCGTACCGCCGCACCATCGGCACGATCCAGCGGATCATGACCCCCGAGGAGTTCGGCGAGTTCCGACGGACGGTCGGGGACATCTCCGGTCGGCCGATCGAGGAGAAGACGAAGCTCGTGATGCGGGCCATCAAGGACCTGCACGGTCAATCGGCCGTCGAGCGCGTCTCCGAGGAGGCCCGTGGCGTGGCGCAGGCCATGCGCGAGCGGGGGAAGGCACCGTCGCCGACGCGCGGAGGAACCGTGGCCCGCGAGTACAAGATCACCGCGAAGGAGCGCTCGATGCTCAAGAACGCCGAGAAGGCCATGGGCTTCAAGTCGCGCAACCCGCTCGCCACGATCGCGCTCGCGGCCATCCTGTCCGGCGCCATGCTGGCCTACGGATTCAAGGGGGAGGAGGAGACCGCATGAGCCGCAAGCCCAAGGAGACCATCGAGAACGGCGAGGACGTCATCAGGGCCATGTTCTCGATCGACGGCGTGGCTGCCGCGATCCAGCGTTCAGGATTCGACGTCGAGGAGGAGGTCTCGATGTACATCGACATCGCCCGCAACTCGCTCGAGGACAACACGAGGCTTGCCGCACTTCAAAGATTGAACAGGCGTGTACGGGAAGTTGCGGAAGTGAATGGCATGATCTCCACCGGATCTGTTAGAATGGTGTCCCATGAAGAAGACGGAACCCTCGTCGAGCGCACCCGCTCCGAATCTCGCCTCCTCTCCCAGGTCCGAGGCCTCCCCCTCCCAGGTCCTTCACGCATCTCCTCGCGGGTCCTCCCTCCATCAGGATCAGATCCGAAGGGCGGAGCAGTCCCTGCGGACCCTGTCTGACGAATCGCTCGCCCAGTGGGGAGGGATGGCCGTCGAGGACCTCGGCATCATCGACGTCGACCGCGCCGTCGGTGCGGTGAAGTCCTTCGGTGCCAACCTGCGCCGTGAGCTCTGCACGGAGTCCGGCGAACTGCGCCCCTCGTGGGCGGAGGTTTCGTCGCGACTGCTGATCCTGTCCCCGGCGACCTACAACCCAGGAAGCCTGATCGGGGCGCTCTGCGTCCTCGCCTGCGCGAAGCTCTTCACGGAGGGCCGTCTCAATGCCTCAGCCTGACATCGAGCACCGCCTCTCGGAGATGCGGGAGTTCTATCCGTCCGACGAGCACCAGACGCTCGACGAGGCCATCGAGACGATCAAGGAGCTGCGGGAGCAGCTGCGCCGAGTCAAGTACGGCGAGCGGCTCAAGGACCACATCTCCGAGCTGAACCCGGACGCGCTGTTCATCGACAACATGGACGACGCCCTGATCGGCTACGCGGTTCAGTGGGGGTCTCCCGCGCTGGCCGTGTACGACGCCGACCGCATCATCGAGATCCTGTCGAAGGACATGGGCCTCGAGGACGCCTCCGAGTACTTCAGCTTCAACATCGAGTGCGCCTACCTCGGTCCGAACACTCCGATGATCCTGTACCGTCCGGAGCCGGACTGATGGAACTGAAGCGGATCCCGAACCGCGACCAGGGCAATCCCAACTATCCGCTTCCCCCGGACTACGACGAGCTCACCGACGACGGGCAGCGGCTGGCCCGGGTGAACGCATGCCGCCAGTGGCTGCTGCCCGAGGAGGATCCGTTGATGCGCGGCGACAACCTCGTCGCGTCGGTGTGGTGGTTCGACCGCTACTACCTGGCGCCCGACGAGGACGCCGACTTCAACCCGCTGTTCTACGACGATCAGCCGCTGGAGACGCCGGAGTTCCACTGGGTCCTGCTGCGTCAGTGGGCCTCGTACCGCATGACGGCCGCCGTGGCTCCGCGTGGTTCCGCGAAGTCCTACCTCAACTGCAAGGACATGCTGCTCCGGCTGATCACGAGGCCTGCATATTCGTTCGTATATGCAACCTCGACGCACCCGAACGCCCGCGAGGTCGGAGAGCGCATCAAGCGCCAGTTCATCCACAACGACCGGATCAACGACGACTTCGGTCCGGAGTTCGACGGACGAATCGTTCCCCGTCGCGGCGAGGGCTCGTTCAGCACGGAGCACATGATCCTCAACAACGGATCGTGGCTCCGGCTCCTGAGCGCATCGTCGAAGCAGCGCGGTGGCCGTCCCCGTCGGTACCGACTGGACGATCCCGAATACGACCCCAAGTCGTCCACACCGATGTCGGTGCTCCGGGCCTACATGGCCGAGCTCCTCTTCAAGATCGTGATCCCGATGGTCACTCGTCCGGACACGGGCGTCGACTGGGTCGGCACGTTCGTGTCGAAGCGCCACTACCTCTGGCATGCGATGCAGCTGGAGGACACGCCCGAGGGACCCCGCGCGAAGGACCCGCGCTTCAACCGCTGGTCCCGTCTCGTGATCCCGGCTGCGATCGAGGAGGACGGAGTCCTGTCGTCGTGCTGGCCGGACATGTGGCCGACCACCAAGGCCGAGCGCCTGGAGAAGGCGGTCACCCGTCCACGGTTCCGGGAGGCCCTGTCGCTGGAGGAGATCCGCGAGGCCATCGGCGCATCGAACTTCGCCTCCGAGTACCTGGCGTCCCCCGGCGACGGAGAGTCCGCGTTCTTCGGCGACCTCGACGATCAGCTGCACGGCTGGCGCTACGAGGAGATCGACGACCGTCTCGACCAGCCGCTCGCGACCACGACCCACATCTGCTGGACCGAGCGCCGCGACAAGGAGCTGACGACGCAGCGCATGCCGCTGCCGGAGTTCCTGCGCGACTACGCCCGCACGTTCATCACCGCCGACACGTCGCACACGTCCGGCAAGGACTCGGACTTCAAGGTCTGCTGCCTGATGGCCGTGACCCCCCAGAACGACCTGTTCGTCCTCGACCTCTGGGCCCGGCAGGGCCAGGAGTCCGAGCTGGTGCGGGCGATCTTCGAGATGGCGGACCGATGGCGCTGCCCGACCGTGCACCCCGAGTCGATCCGCCAGGGCGTCTCGCTCTACAACGCGCTCTCCTCCATCGTCTCGACCCGCGCCAACGACATGGCCGGGGTGTCGCATCTTCCGAAGATCGTCAAGCTGAACCCCGGTGTCTCCGAGAAGCAGGACAAGATCGCCGGACTCCAGTTCCGGTTCGAGCACGGCAAGATCAAGTTCCCCCTGTGGCGGCGCGACCAGCTTCCCTGGCGTCACCTCTTCGACCAGATCGAGTCGTTCAACCCGGAGGCCCAGGACGGCGGCCTGGAGAAGGACGACTGCCTCGACGCGGTAGCCATGTCGCAGTTCGTCCTGAAGGGCCGCCTCTCCAAGGCCGGATCCCCGGCCGCGCAGCGGACGCTGTTCGAGCGCCTGCGGGACGGCGACTTCTTCGAGAACGGCACCCACATCGGCGAGGGCCTCGACATCAACCAGCTCTCCGCCTCCCAGATCAACGAGATCCTCGATGCACGAACCCCAGATCCACGACCGTCCGGCCGCTCCAAGATCTGAATCCCGGATCCCCCTCGGCCTGTTCGAGGCGATGGCCCGCTGGTACTTCGGCGGCGCCCCCGAGAAAGAACCCCCACTGGATCGGCGGGCGGATCAGGAGGTCACAATCTCCGATGCTTGGATGGGACTGCTCTGCCTCTCCTACTTCGGTAACGGCCCCCGGCACCCATCCGTCGGAATCAGTGGGGGTGCACCCTACGCGGCCGATGTACCGACCAGGGAGACGGTGGTGCAGTATGCTCAGGTGAAGAAGAACGTCCAGATGGTCCCAGGCGGATTCGCCGCACGGAAAGCCCAGGTAAAGCATGGCAAACGACCCGATCAAGCTGACGAAGGATCCTCTGGCGCTGGCCCGGATCATCGACAACCACTGCGAGCGGGAGACCAACCGCCTGGCGTACCGCAGGGCGACCTGGCTGGTGGCGCTGTACTACCTGATGGGGGCCCGTCAGTTTGACGTGTTCGACCCCGAGAGCGGCACGGTCCGCTACTCGTACCTCGACGAGCAGGATCGCCTCGACTTCCAGTCGAGCGAACTGCTGAGCGCGGTCGACAAGATCTCCGGCCGCCTGAGCAGCCTGGACTTCCGGCCGCTCGTGCAGCGGGTCGGCTCGTCGCTGAGCTCGATCCGGCAGCGCTCGATCGCGCAGATCATGCTGGACCAGGTCGTGTCCGAGCACCAGCTGAACCGCGTGGTGCCGCAGTTCAACCACATCTTCACGCTCCTCGGCTCGTGCGGTATCACCGGGCACATGGTGAACCACCCGACCGTCGGCCTGACCGCCGATCTCGAGGTCGTGCACCCGATGGAGCTGTTCCCGTTCCCGAGCCTGACGCAGGACTACACGAAGCAGCGCGGCCTGCTGCGGCAGCGTGTCGTGTCGATGGACTTCCTGAAGACCGCGTTCGGTCCGAAGGTGGCCCGCAACAAGGAGCGGATGGAGTTCTACACCATCAAGCCCGGCGAGACCTTCGAGCAGCAGACCGCCAACGAGTACACGCTCGGATCGCAGGTCGTGTACTCCGACCAGAAGGTCGTGGGTCACGATGCCGAGGCGGACTCGATGCAGGTGGTCCGGGTGCGCGAGCTCTGGCTCATGGGCCCCCGCGACACGGTCAGCCGCTACGTCGTGACGAGCGGCGAGTACGTGATCCACGACGAGGACCTGGAGGGCCGCGAGGTCTACTGCCCGATCGGGTTCGCCCGCTTCATGGAGAACGGCTCGTTCCACGGCGCGGGCGTGTTCGACCTGCTGTTCCCGCTGTGCCGCGAGGCCGAGCGCCTGCAGAAGTCGCTGTTCAACAACATCCGGGACATCGACAAGTACGGCGTCCTCGTGCTGCCGCACGGATCGTTCAACGCGAACACGATGCTCCGCGACGTCGGCCAGGGACTGCGGGTGTTCCCGTGGGAGCCCGATCCGATCAGCGAGGGGTTCCGTCCGTTCAACATCACGCCGTACAACTCGGGCGACGTGCCCGGGCGCGTGAGCGCGTTCGCGATCCAGCAGATCGACCGTCTCAACCCGATCCGCGACCTGATCGCCGAGAAGGGCCGCGTCGACTCCGCGACCGGACTGCAGTTCCTGGACGAGCAGGTCAACCGCGCGATGAACACCCCCACTGCCGGGGTGCAGCAGGCGTGGGGCGACTGCTACCGGGCGGTGCTGGCGGGAACCGTCCGCGAGGTGGTCTTCAGCCCGAAGACGTTCACGGTGGACCAGCTGACGCTGGATCTCGCGGGCGTCGTGGTGGATCCGGAGACGATGGAGGTCAGCTTCGAGCGGAACCCGCTGCCGTCGCTGGCCCAGCTGTCGTTCAAGATCAAGGACATCAACCCCCGGAGCAAGGTCGCCCGCAAGCAGGAGGCCCTCCAGCTCCAGCAGCAGTTCCAGCTGGACCAGGACACCTTCATGCTGTTCGCGCTGAAGGAGGGCCTGGACTTCGCGATGTGGACCGACGAGCACCAGTCGGCCTACGAGTCCGTGGTCCGCAACTGCCTGCTCCTGTTCGGCGACGGAAAGACCCCGGGCCAGGTCGTGCTCACGCCGCAGACCGCGAAGCCCGAGATGCAGATCCGGGTGCTCAACTCGTTCATGGCGAGCCCGACCATGTCGGTGGCGTCGGCCGAGGTGCAGGACGCCTTCATCAACTACCACAAGACGCTCATGAGCTTTATGGGCCTCGTGATGCCCAATGCCCTTCCCAATCCTGACGATGTGGCTATGCTGGGGCGGCTGGACCAGCAGATGGCCCAGATGCAGGGACTTCAGCAGGGGCCCCAAGTTCCGCAGCCCGGCATGATGCCCCAGATGCAAGGGATGTAAATGGACATCGACCCGAACATGATGATCACGCTGGACGACGGCACCGAGGTGTCGATCGCCGACCTGATCCAGAGCCGCAAGGACCTGAAGGACGCCATCGAGATCAACGACACCCTGCAGAAGGATCTCGAGCAGGTGGGGACCCTGTTCCGGGCGGACGTCTCGTTCGACCAGCGCGAGGAGGCCACGCGCAACATCCTCGCCGACCTCGGCTACGAGGACGACCAGATCGACCAGTACCTGGGGGCGGTGCGCTCCCGGATGGAACAGCCGGATCCCGAGCCGGAACCGGAGCAGGAAGACGACGAGGTCGAGGAGATCGACCTTCCGGACATCGACGAGGACCCCGACCTGGAGGACGACACCGATTCCAGTGGGGGTGACGAAAGGAAAGCCATGAGCAACGAAGACGTTCTGCGCCAGGAACTCGAGGCCCAGCGGGCCGAACTCCACCGTATGCGGGTCCGCGAGCTCCGCGAGAACCTCAACAGCCAGCTCGACCGGGTGCTGGAAAATAACAAGGATTTCCAGAAGCTCATCGAGAGCGCCCGCTCTACACGGGGCGACGAAGGTGTGCAGCAGGCGAGGAACACCCTGCGCTCCCAGCTGGAGCAGCGGGCCCTCGAGCGCATGCAGGCCCGTCGTTCTGCGGCGGGAACCTTCGAGGACGCATGGATGTCCGAGGAGGTCGAGAAGGCGGTTGACCCCGTCGTAGGTACTTTCCGGTCGGTAATCGGCGACATCGACAGGCTCGGTCGTTCGTCGGAAACGGTCACCGGACTCGATGCGGAGGAGATTCTCCGCAGCAAGCCAGTTCCCGAACCCGAATACAGGCCCGGAGCCACCATCAGCGACATCGAGTCGCAGGTCAAGAGCTTCGCGAGCGACACGATCAAGCGGGCGCTGGCATCGTCTCCAGGTGAGTCCGCAATCTGATCTGAAGGATCAACATCATGCCATTCGCAACAACCGGGTCGATCTTCGACCGTCAGTCAAACCGCATTCAGGAAGTTCTCAACAAGTCGATGCGCGTGTTCCTCGCCGGACTCGATCCGGTGTGGCGCGACAACGTCGTCACCAGCCAGGGCATCGGCAACTCCGGCGACCTCGGCCGCGACCTCAAGATCACGAAGCTCTTCATGGGCAGCCTCACGGGCGTGATCGAGTCCGGTCAGGGCTTCGGCGACAAGGACCTCTACGGTGACACCACCGACGCCCTTGGACCGCTGATGCACACCCAGGCCGCCAACCAGGCGTACCCGAGCCCGCTCGATGGTCCGAACGCCACGGCGTACCGCCTCGCGATCCCGATGCGCTCGCTCGTCACCAACCTGATGATCACCCTCGGTGAGAAGCAGGCCGACGCGACCCCGGCGCTCATCGACCAGGTCGTGGCCCCGAAGCTCACGGCGTTCGCCCGCAACATGGCGCACACCCTGTGCAACTACTGGTACCTCTCGCAGAACGAGTCGTACAAGCTCTGTTCCGTGACCAACGCCACCTCGGCCCAGGTTTCCGGCGGCATCTACCGGATCACGTTCGAGCCGAACAACTACGCGGTCCACCGCTTCAGCCGTGGTCAGCGCGTCGACCTGCTCTGGAACTCCGGCGCGGCGTCGGGTGCCGTCACAGGCATGCGCTTGAACGACACGGCTGACCAGCTCGTGGGCACCACGCTCACGCTCACCGAGTCGAATCGCGGCACCCGCATCCAGGTCGTGGTTGAGAACGTCGATCCGCTCACCAACAAGGTGACCCTGATCATCGACTGCGGTGCTGGCGGAAGCCCGACCTCGGTGCTCCGCAACGACAGCACCACGGCAGGCGTGATCTCGAACATCAACGAGCTCAACAACAACTGCGACGTCGTGTACGCGAACAGCCACCTCGTGAACAACGCGGGTGGAACGGCCTACACGGGCATCGCGGGCATCAACAGCTGGCTCAAGGCGGGCACCGAAGGCGGCAACCAGACCAAGCTCCTCGGCACCGAGGCGGATTCGACCGACTTCATCGACGTTACGGACCGTCCGGAGTTCAAGAGCTTCAAGTACGCGGTCAACGGCGTCCTGACCGAGTACAACCTGAAGCGCTACCTCCAGCGCGTCCACTCGGCGTTCGAGCCGCTCGGTCACACGATCGACACGCTCATCGCGTCCGAGGGCGTGTGGAGCGCCTACGAGTCGCAGAAGATCGGCCAGTACCGGATCGACCGCACCAACCGGGTCGCGTCGATCACGAACGAGGGCCAGCAGGAGGGCTTCACCTTCAGCTTCGAGGGCCACACCTACAAGGGCTACACCTCGCGGTTCGTCGAGTTGGGCACCCTGTACGGCATCAAGCTCGGTGGCAAGAACTGGAAGAAGTACGTTCCGCCGAGCCCGGCGGGAATGTCCAAGATGAGCCAGGCGGACGCCTACGTTCCGTTCGAGTTCGTCGCGGGCGCCATCACGGGTACCTCGACCAACCAGCTCCCGATCTACCAGACCGTGAGCAACCAGACGATGGTCACCCAGGCCAGCCAGATGCCGGGCCGCATCCGCATGCAGCTCGTCCCCGACCAGGTCAACGGCATGAAGCTCACGGGCATCACCGAAGACCGCGTCTACATGTGATCTCCGCCTGATCACACGGTACAATGGGGCCACCTCGTAAATGGGGTGGCCCCTATTCTTTGGAGAGTGCTATGACGATGTCCGACGACGAGATCACTGCGGCGCTCATGCTGGGCACCGAGTTCACGCCGGAGAGGTTCGAGCTGGTTCCGCCGTGCCCGTGGCTGGAGTCGCTGCGGCGCAAGACCAACCTTCCCAATCTCTTCGTCTACCGTCATCGCAAGACGGGGAAGTTCGGGCTGGCCCAGTGGACCGTCAAGCCGAAGACGTTCGGGCAGGGCGTGGCGGCGGCCACCGAGATCTGCCTGTTCTCCGCGCCTCCCGGCGACAATCCGGACGATCTGCCGGACATGGAGTGGCTGATGTGGCGCTGCAGGCCGGAGCACGAGATGGTCGACGAGATGCGACGCAATCGGCTGAACAAGATCAGCGAACGCCAGCTGGCCCTCCTGGAGCGCAAGGAGGTGCTGGACGACATGGAGAAGGTGCTTCGGAAGCGCAAGCTGGACGAGGCCGCCGACAATCTGAGTCTTGAGGACGTGCCGGACGACGGGCCGGAGCTGGATCAGATGCGGGAGCTCCTGCGCTGGGCCATGAACGAGAAGATCATCTCAACAGGCTGAACCATGCACTCATCCGGATCCATCATCAAGACGTACTGCGAGAAGGTCCGCCACTACCTGGACGACCCCGATCTCGACACGAAGTACGACGACAACTACCTGGTCCGGTTCTTCCTGTCGAGCGCGATGACCGACGTCGTCTCGCGCGTCTCGATGATGTCCGACGCCCAGATCGTGATGCCCCTGACGCTCACCGTCGCGGCGGGCACCCAGTACTACCGACTTCCGCCGATGGTCCGGCAGGTCCTG